GGCGGTACTAATCTAGGCCAAACACAAGGTGACCTTAATATAGCAATTGGTACACTTTTACCAATTGATCAAGACAGAATTCTAGGCATGGTCTTTACATGGGCAGGAAAGCTACACAAAGTTACAGGATATTCCGATGTTACTGACTCAAGTGGCACAAATAGCCTAGACGGACTAAGCTTTGGTATTGTAACATTTGAAGATGTGTACAGCATCAACCCAGCATACACTGGCACTGGGCTAGCAGCAAGAGCCGACAGCACCATTGGCGATAACATATCCATTAAAGCAGGACTCGAAGCAGGAGAAACTGGATCAGTTACTATAAACATTTCAACATGTCGTGCTACAAGTCATGACTTCTTGGATATCGGAACAGGCGGATACAATACTACTAACTATCCAGATAAAATTTACGGCGCACCTGCAATAAATGCAGTAACTGACGAAGAAAGTGTAGACAGTACAGGATTGAATGCTAAAGCACAAGTTCAAGAACGTACAAGAGGACGAGTGTTCTTTGCAAGCACCGACCAAGACGGATTCTTCCGTGTAGGTAGATTCTTTACAGTTGACCAAGGAACTGGACGAATTACATTTAATGCTGCACTTGTTCTTACAAACATTGACGGAATTGGATTCAAGCGCGGTGTGCGTGTAAACGAATTTTCAGCAGATACTACATTTACAAATGCAACTGCAGATTCGGTTCCTGTTGAAACAGCAGTTGAAGGATATATCAACAATCGACTAGGGTGGGATAGAAACGGATCTTTCATTAACCCAGCTGACATTATTGGTGGTGCTGCTGTTAAAAAGTCTGGAGATTCGATGACTGGCAACCTTAGCTTGGGCGGTAATCAAATTACCAATCTAGCTTTGCCTACTTCGGGATTAGATGGTGTTAACAAAAACTATGTTGATACTTTGATAGATCTGCAGAACGAACTTTCAGAATTAATTGATGTTACAATTACTACTCCTGCAGACGGAGACTTTTTACTATACGACGCAAGCAGTTTGCAATGGATTAATGCAGCACCAAGTACCGATGCTGCTGTTTCGGACATTTCGTTTGATTTAGCAAGTGGCCAAATTTCTGCACGCATCAACGCCGGCGCAGTTATTAATGCCGACGTTAACGCATCTGCAGCAATTTTACAAAGCAAGTTAAGTCTAAACGCAGCCACGACTAGAGCAAGTGCTGCCGGAATTACTGCAAACGATCGCGGTATAGTAAGCTTCAGCAGCAACACGTTTAGTGCAACCAATGGCTGGATTAATATTGCCAATAACGGCGTAACTAATGCTATGTTAGCAGATGATAATATTACGTTTGGAAGCAATTCAACAACCAGTGATATTGCACTAGGAAGCACTGTATTAATTAACGGAACCAGCAATGAAATTACAGTAGGTTATGCAAATGGGACATTTACAATAAGTCTCCCTGGTACTATTAATGCTAATACTTCTGGAAATGCTGCAACTGCAACGAATGCAGCAGTAACACCGCGAAATACAACTAATGCAGTGCATTATCCATTGTTTGCAACAGCAACTAATGGAAATCTTCCATTGTTTACCGACACTGGACTAACATACAACCCGGGTACAAATACAATGATAATTACCGGTACAGGCGGTCTTGCATTTACATTTAATGCAACAAGTGGAAGTCTACTACCTAGAATTAACGCGCCAACAGACAGCGGCCAGAGTATAGGCAGTGTTGCCAACAGATGGAATACAGTGTTTGCTACTACATTTAACGGTACTGCTACCGAAGCGATGTATGCCGACTTAGCGGAAAACTATCTCGGTGATTTAGATTATCAACCAGGAACTGTTTTAGTGTTCGGTGGAGACAACGAAGTTACAACCACGCCAACCAAAGGTGACAGACGCGTTGCAGGAGTTGTAACAACAAACCCTGCACACTTGATGAACAGCGCACTCAAGGGCAAACATGTTATCGGACTTGCATTACAGGGGCGTGTACCCTGTAATGTACTAGGAAAAGTTTCCAAGGGCGACATACTGGTTACAGCAGCTAAAACGGGTTATGCAATAGTTGACAACAATCCAGCCGTTGGAACTATAATTGGGAAGGCAGTATCTGAAAAGTTTGATGCAGGATACGGAACTGTTGAAGTAGTAGTAGGAAGAGTATAATGGTACAAAAAACAATTAATATCGGATCAGGTCCAAACGAAGGAAATGGTGATACACTAAGAGTTGCTATGGATAAAGTAAATGATAACTTTGACGAAATCTACAAGGGTCCAGTTATTTTAACCCAAGCAGAAATTGACCTGTTAACTCCAGAAGTCGGCATGATGGTATACAATGAATCGACTGGAAAGTTTCAAGGATATGCAAGAGACAACAGTACTCCTGGCTGGATAGACTTACATTAAAATACCATAAATATTTAAAACGGAGAACACAATGGCACTAGAACAAATTAATGTAGGTAATACACTAAATGACGGAACAGGCGATGACCTAAGGGCTGCGTTTATTAAAATTAATCAAAACTTTCAAGGACTAGACGTTCTATCTGCTGTAAACACAGGTACCTCCGGTGCCGAAGTTTATGCCGGCGCAATAGATGGAGTTGCAAACTTTAGGAAATTAGTTGCTGGTAATAATATTGCACTAGACCAGCTTGCTAACACTATTGTTATCAATGGTGTAGCAACCAGCAGTCGATTTTCTATTACAGGTGATACAAGTAGTTTAATTGCAGGGAATGGAATTAATTTAAATATACAGGGCGCAAATGGTATAGTTGTAGGAGCCGATGCTAATACAAATACTATTATGATAACAAGCGGAATAAGTTCTCTTAATCAATCACTTGATGCAGACAACAACGACATATCCAACGTAGGAACATTAGCAACTGATAATATTATTCCTACCAACATAAACGGGCTTGATTATAATACTATCATAGGAAGATACATCGAGGGGTTTGATTTTGGAACGTTTAATGTTAATTCGTTTAGTATTCTTGATTGGGTAGTAAGAGAAATTGGAGTCGAGCTGGGCACATTTTCTAATCCATCTCCTGTGTTAATCGACTTAGGTAACATTGTATAAGGAGTTATAATATGCTGCCAGAATGGACCGTGGCTACAAATCACGAGCTAGGAATAATACAAGAACGAAATGCGGTCAATATAGCTTTACCGTTGGCCAACACCTCGGGGATTACCACATCTATTATTAGTGGAGCACTGCCGGCCGGCTTACGACTCGAGGAAAATAGCATTGTCGGAAGACCTTTTGAAGTAACTACTAACAAGCTGAGCAATTTTGTTATAAGAGCCGTAGGTTCTGACGGAATTGCAGACAGAACATTTAATGTGATTATCCACGGTCCTGATGAGCCAGTGTGGATCACAGCCGAAGGAAACTTGCCAGTTGGTCCTAACAATGTGTTCTTCATTCTGGACAGTAGTATAATTGATTATCAACTGTTGGCAACAGACACAGATTTGCCAGCAGGTGATACACTGCAATATTTTGTTGCAGACGGAAGTGGAGACTTGCCGCCGGGTATTGAACTTACATTAGGCGGAAGGCTAATTGGCGTTGTTGATCCTCTGCTTGCACTAGACCGAAACATAATAAACGGAGGATATGACGTTCCGGTATACGGAAGCTTTCCGTTTGATTATAGCGTGGTGAGCAACAGTGGATTAGATAGTTTCTTTTATGATACTACATTGTATGATTTTAGCATTCCAACGCAGAATCCTAAAAAGCTTAATAGAAGATACGAATTCGAAGTAACTGTAACAGATGGCGATGATTTTGTAAAAAGACGATTTCAAATATACGTTGTTGGTGACGACTTTGCAAGAGCCGATAACACTATAATGAAAGCTGCTGACGGCGTGTTCACTGCAGACATGACGTATGTAAGAGCTCCGATTTGGCTAACACCAGCAGACCTTGGTGTCAAACGTGCAGACAATTATATTACTGTTTATTTAGATACTCTTGAAACAGCGGATGTTACAGGAGAATTGTTTTACTTCTTGGAATCTTATAATCCAGACGGTACTCCTAGTTTACTGCCTTCTGGGATGGCAATTGATCAGCTAACTGGCGAAGTAGCAGGTCGAGTTTCTTATCAGCCAGCAGTTACTAGGGAATATAAATTTACAGTATCTGCTCAGAGATTTAATAAGTTAACAGGAGTGGTTACAGTCTTTGGATCGTACGTGTACGATGTGCTAGCAGGAAACACTACTATTAGAATAGGAAAACTTTCAACTTCCTTTACTGATGGCCTGAGTGATTTACAGAACCTAGTTGATAAAAAAATTGTCATTGAAGGTACAGGGTATATTGTTGAGTCAGTTAACAATAGTAATCGAAATTATGATACAATTACACTAACTACTCCTCTTCTGCCTACATATATTGCACCACCGTTAACAGTCAACCGAACTGCCAACGGGACAGACTTCTTTTTTATAGAGAGTTTGTCGTATAACAATATCGATTTTTACTCTGGAAAAAGCTTAAACTTTGGCAGCAACGAATCATATCAAATTGACAACATCTATCCTTACATTGAATGGAAGATCACTTCGCCGTCTGCCTTAGAGATAGACGAAAACATGCTCAATGGCAGTACATTGGCGGAACATTTAAGTACACCCATTTACCCTGCATACATTACCAATGTGTCTAGTACCGAGATTGTATTACTTATCCCAGCTATTGCTAGAAACAGAATCACCACAAATATCAAACAGTTATTTTATAATGCAGATAGCAGTAATGTAACTGCTGAAATTATTGCAGATGTTGACAGAGTTGCTGTTGACAATGCGTTAACACGGGTTTTTAACAAAGGCCGCACGTTGAGTTTTGGTACTTACACTGGCGGCTTCTTTACTAGGGCGTTTGCAAGAAACGAAATCGAAGCTGCTAAATCAGATAAGACATTTACGCTTAGATTACTCGGAGAAGTTGACAGTACTATTTCCTGGTTGACCAATGCTGACTTAGGAACTCTGCAGGCAAACAGAGTTAGCACTATTAGTGTTAATGCCACTACCTCAATCCCTGGGGGATTTTTAAGATACGCATTAGTCGAAGGCAGTCTTCCACCGGGAATTGTGCTCAAGGCCGACGGAGAACTAGTTGGAAAGGTTCCTGTTAACGGAACTCCAACAGCGCCAGGATTAACCTTTTTCGATACAGGACAAACTACGTTTGACGGAGGTACATCCACACTTGATAGAGTTTATACGTTTAGTATAATTGCCAGAGATAGATTTGGATTTAGTGCAATATCGCAGGAATTTACTTTGAGAATTAGCGACTTGGACAACTTGACATACAGTAATATCTTTGTTAGACCATTTTTAAATAGCACACAACGACAATCATTCACTTCACTTATCAACAATTCAACACTTATTGATCCTGAAAACGTTTACAGACCAAGTGATCCAAATTTTGGCGTGCAACTAGATCTCAAGTCTTTGATCTATGGCGGAATTGAAACATCTAGTATAGAAACCTTTGTAAGTGCCGTTGCTAAAAATCACAAACGCAAAAAGTTCTTTATGGGAAAACTTAAAACAGCAGTTGCTAAAAAGCCAGGCACATCCAACATTGTCTACGAAATTGTTTATATTGACTTGATTGATCCTGCGCATCCTTTTACAGGTCACACTAGGAATTCGTTTAGTATCAACAACGGTGCAAATAAAATTACAGCAGACACTAGTAGATATAATGCATTGGACGACATCCCTAGTGATCCTAGGAGATATAGGCCAGCTACTGCAAATTCAATAACTGCCGATAGTGATGCAATAAAAATTTCGCAAAGTAGAGATGTAAAAAAGTATATTGCTAATATCGATAACATGCGAGAAAACATCAAAGCAACAGGAACAAGTTCGCGAGACTTCTTGCCCTTATGGATGAGAACGGCACAAGATGGTGGGCAAGTTGAGCTGGGTTATGTTTTGGCAATTCCACTAATTTACTGCAAGCCAGGAACTAGTAAGTTTATACAACAAAACATATTAAACGCCGGGTTTGACTTTACAAGTATTAACTACGATATAGATAGGTACATAGTTGACACTACAACTGGCAACAGCAACGAACAATATATATTGTTCGCAAATTATCAATTCAACGTGTAACAACGATAAATAATTAAAAGTTAAGGATTAACAAATGGCCAGTAAACTTATTAGTACAACAATAGACGAAAACTTCCCAGTAGCAGGGCAAGACAACGACAGTCAAGGATTCCGTGACAACTTCAATATTGTCAAGACAGCATTGGGTATTGCAGGGGCGGAAATTACAGAATTACAAGAAGAATCTGTATCCAAAGTTGTCGACAACAACTTTGGTAATAATTCAATTATACAAGCTAATTTTCAATCGTGTACAGTTGAATCAAACCTAACAGACGCAAATATTCCGTTAGTAGGCTCGGACTTAAATATTAGTTGGATAGACGGCCCGTCAGTATACGTTGTATCGGTTGATAACGATAGAACATTTAATATTTCTAATATGCCAGATGCGCAATATGCAGTAATGAGATTTGTTTTACTAGCCGACGATACACCTAGAAACGTTATATTTTCTCTTGTAGATGGCACAGTAAAAGTTGGAAGTAACTCTGTTAACCCAGTGGTAGTAACATCATCAACTAATCCAGTTGTTGTTGAAGTTTTCAGTTATGACAACACAGTATTATTTTTAAGAACAATTGGTGAGTTTTCTTAATGCATCCTAATTTACAAGATCTGTTAGCAATGACAGATCGCGATATCGAAAGTAAGATTGCAAGATTGAATTCTATTTACTTTATGACAACAGACGAAGATGTTCGACACCAAATGATATTGTTGCTGGATACGTTTAAAGTAGAGCAACAAACTCGCACACTGGCTGCAAAGAAAAAACAAGCAGAAAACCGCAAACCCGGCGATAATGATCTTGACAGTTTAATAAGAGTAAGCTAATATAAGCTATGCTCTTAAAAACTGACGACCTAGGGGTCCTACGATTTAACAATAGAAATTTAATGGATATGATTTACCACGGACACTTGGAAAAGTGTCATATGGTCCTCTGTGATCCAAGCGACGATGTTGACAAGTTTAATGCAAGGGCAGAGGAACTAGGATGCAATCTACTTATGCAGTATGTGCCGATTGATGTTGACCAAAAGACCTTTGACGGAGTATGTCAGAGTGAATGGTACATGCCAGCCGAGTACAAGAATTTGAATCTGTTATCCTACCTTAGAAACGCATGTGCAGCTCGTCTAGGATGCACTATAAACGAATTAGATCGTTATCCAAATTGGAATAGAACACTACAAGAATTAACAGAGTTTATCCAAAGAGGTATGGAAAACGTGCTACGTTATATGGTTTATCTTGTGGACTTTATGCGCAAAAACGATATTGTATGGGGTGTGGGCAGAGGCAGCAGCGTTTCGAGTTACGTATTGTTTTTAATTGGTGTACACCGAATTGACAGTGTTGAACACAACCTAGACTGGAAAGAATTTCTAAGATAAAGAATTGTATTCCAGATGTTCAATTACTGATTGACACTAGTCATAAGTAATGTTACATTATAAGGAGATATAAATGAAACAATCAGGTCGTAAAGTCTATAGAAGTGCTAATGGTAAGAACATTGACCTTGATCTCTTGATTTCTCGAAACGAACTAACTCCAGCAGTCGGTAATGCCAAAGTTAACGCACGCGGCGACGAACTAGGACCAGGTGGAAGAATAGTTCGAAAAAAAGAAGACGTATTAAAGGACTATTACACTCAGCAGTCAGGAGTAGCAGACGAACCTGTTATGAAGCAGACAACACTGTCTACGCCTCCATCTGAAGTAGTAGTAAAAAAAGAAATTGAGAAGCCAAAACCTACTACTGCACAACTCGACAAGTGGATCGAGGACGACGATGGAAATTTTGTTCAAGACAAATCTAAAAGTTCTACAGCTAAGAAAAGGTGATTAATGGCAGGAAATTTTAACAAGGTTTTTAAAGGTGATTTAAAACCCATACACGACAGAGTTATTGTAAAAGACATGCATTTTGGAGAACAAAAAACTCAAAGTGGATTGATTATAGGCGATGATAACGGAACAACGCGCGGCGTTTATGCACGTTGGGGACAAGTTCACGCCAAAGGAGCAACCAATAAAGACAGCTATAGTGTTGGCGATTGGATCCTAGTTGAACATGGTAGGTGGACCAGAGGTCTGAATGTCGACAGCGGATCCGGGCCTACTGAACTGCGCATGGTTGATCCAGCCGCAGTCATGGGGTGGCAGTCTGAAAAGCCAACTGGGTTAACATTTGGCAAAGAATACAAAGACGGAGAAGGCGCAACGTTTGATCCACAAGATTTTGTGAGAGTGTAATGGTAAAATTTTATAAATTATTAAATAATATTAGAATTTATTCAGAAAATGCAGTTGATCCAACTACAAATGTTGAGGGTACTAGGTTTTTTCATATTAAAAAAGACGGTAACCCACAATACTTCCAGTGTAGATGTAGTGGCGAGATCTATACCGGGTGGGCCGCGTCTGTGTTAGAAGAAACAATCGATAAAGAATTAACAGCAGAAATAGAGAAGCATTTTATGACTACACATTACATCGAAACTGGCGATTTACCGACAGAAGAAGCTAAAGAATTTGTAGAATCTTACTACGCAAAGCATATAGAACCAGTGACTCCATTTAAAGATATTGATAACTTTCAAATAGCATGCGATCAATTACCTAGTAAAGAAAATTACAACATGTACCTCAGTTTGATTGAGGAAGAATATGGTGAGTTGCAAGATGCTATTGACGACAATGATAAAGTAGAGCAACTAGATGCACTTATAGATATTCTAGTTGTAACTATGGGTGCTATTCGAACAGGTGGATTCGACGGCGAAGGCGCGTGGAAAGAAGTAATGCGCACCAACTTTGCCAAGGTAGACCCCGAAACAGGAAAAGTAAGGCGCCGTGAAGACGGGAAGATATTGAAACCGACCAATTGGCAAGGTCCAGCACTAGCACAATTTATAAAGTAACTTCTAAACTTTAACTTGACTCCTTGATGATCGCATGTTAATATATGTTATTATCAAGGAGTTTTTTTATGGCCTTACATGGCACAATTGATTTGGAGACATTGGATGTTGTCCCAAGCGCGACAGTATTAAGTTTAGGTGCTGTAAAGTTTAACCCGTTCAGCATGACTGCTGAACCACATTCAGAACTGTATCTTAAAATATTAATAGACGATCAAGACAAACTGGGCAGGACCAGCAGTGACAGCACAATTGCATGGTGGGGGAAACAAGACCCTGCTATTATGGAAGAAACTTTTGACCAGACAGGCGCTGTCACTGTTGAAGAAGCCCTTCAACAAGTAAGCAAATGGAGCATGGGAGTAGATGAGTTCTGGGGCCAAGGTTATGGCTTTGACTTTACAATGCTAGAAGATATGTATCGCAGCATCGGAAAACCTATTCCGTGGCAGTTTTGGCAGGTAATGGACAGTCGGACAATTACTAGACGCATGCCCAAGGACCCGCGCAAGGATATGCAAACTTCTTTGCACAACGCACTGGCCGATGCATACTACCAAGCAAAGTCAATTCAAATTATGTTTGATCACAACGGATGGAAAAAGTGACAACAGTCGATCTACAATCATTAAACAACGAAGTCGGAATAGGAACGTTGGAAGCTGTTCAGTGGTTATTGTTTAATCACGGGCCCATAAGTGAAGGCAAGTGGGACATGAAAGAACTAAGATACGTAACTTTTAAAAACGGCATTGATGCAACCTACTTTATATTGAAATGGAGTTAATACGTGGATAAACACCGATTACAGGAATTAGCTGGCAACGCGCCAGTGCCGCTACCTATGCGATGGTTTGATTACTATGCAGTGTTTATAGTTGCTGACTGGTCATCGGTCTTGTTATTCACTGGTATTAATTACGAAGGCACTTACCGGATTGCACCAGTGCTGCTTGTAGGTGCTGCTGTTCTACTAATTCAAGCATGGATTAAAATTTATTGTCCATTTCGAAGAGAACAAGAGCTAAAGAGGTTGTACAAATTCAATGACCAAGGATAATGTCCAAACGTTTGAAACAAAGATTGAAAACTTAAAATAAAGGAACAGCAATGGATAGCTTAGAAGATAGACTAACACAGTTAGCAGGCAGGCTAACAAAACTCGAAGAGCATTATACCAACACTACCAAAGAAGAGCTGACAGCCGAAGAGAAAGCACTCCTTGAGCAGTTAGATGCCACAATTAATTCATTGGACGAAGTATACCAAGAAGAAGCGGCTGCTAGACATGAACAAGCAGCGGATCCGCAAGACAAAGATGGGAACAGCATATGAAAGAATTATGGACAGACAAGTACCGGCCTAAAACAATAGATGGGTATGTGTTTCGCGACGACCAGCAACACTCGCAGGTAAAACAGTGGATAACCGGAAAGTCAATTCCGCATTTGATCTTATCTGGTACAGCGGGCACAGGAAAGACGTCAATGGCTAAAATGCTGATACACGAGCTTGATGTAGAAGACATGGATGTAATGGAAGTTAACGCTAGTAGAGAAACTGGAATTGACTTCATTCGTGATAGAATTGTTCCGTTCCTCAACACTATTCCATGGGGTGATTTCAAGGTAGTACTGTTAGACGAAGCAGACCGGCTGTCACCGCAGGGACAAGATTCACTGAAAGGTATCATTGAACAGTATTCTCCGTATGCTAGATTTATTATGACCACCAATAAGCCTAACATGATATCTCCGCCGTTGCACAGTCGATGCTTGCAATTCCACTTTGCTAAAATTGACCAAGTTGAATTTACTGCAAGAGTGGCACATGTTCTTATAGAAGAAAAAATACAGTTTGACATCGAAACGCTGGACAAGTATGTTAAAATTACATACCCTGACTTACGGAAATGCATCGGTCTTATACAAGAGAATTCGATCAATGGATCTCTTACCTCTGCTGAGAAAGCTGACACCGGAATAGCTGACTGGAAAGTTAAAATGGTTGACTTGTTTAAAGAAGGCAAGATACACGATGCACGAAAGTTATTGTGCGGAACTGTTCGTTCAGACGATATGGAAGAAATTTATCGTTGGCTGTACGACAACATCGACTTGTTTGGCGAAGAAGAAAAACAGCAAAACGCAACACTTATAATCAAGCAGGGCCTAGTGGATCATACACTTGTGGCTGATCCTGAAATTAACCTAAGTGCAACCTTAATTAGATTGGCAAGATTAGATGTCTGATAGAAAATTAAAGTTTATTTGGAAAACAGTATTAACTGCTATAAAATTTCCGTTTTTGATTTATATAGGAGTACTTCCATTTATTACAATATTTGGGCTTGCTCGAGGAATGCCTTTTCTTCCGGTGATGCTTACCCTATTATTAATTGTTGGAATAATTTCCGAAGTAATTAGTGCTATACTACAAGCCAGAGATGTATTATTTCTTGAAAATAAGGATATGATTGCTACACTAAAAGGCAAGGAATGACGTATATTGTAAACAATTTGGAGGATACACTAAATGCATCACACATTACATAAACATACGCAAGTATGTTCCGATCAGGGCCGGCAGTCCTGTATAGGAGGCTTTGGCGGACTATGACATATATTGTAAACGACGCTTGCATTATGTGCAAGTATACAGATTGTGTTGAAGTCTGCCCTTAGCCAGTAGATTGTTTCTACGAAGGAGAGAACATGTTGGTCATACATCCGGACGAATGCATTGATTGCGGAGTGTGCGAGCCCGAATGTCCTGCAGATGCAATACTTCCTGACACTGCGCCAGGAGCAGAAGAATGGGTCGAATTCAATCTCAAATATTCTGAGATATGGCCTGTTATTATTAGTAAGAAAGACCAATTGCCGACTGCTGTCGAAATGGACGGAAAAGAAGGTAAAATGAAATATTTTTCAAAGGAACCCGGAAATGAAGATGAATAGAATATGGAAGAAATTTTTTAGCACAGTGCTTGAGACAATAGCAGTTGGACTAATATGGATTGCAGGCTGCGGCGCCATCTTTGGCATTATTAGTTCTACACTGTATTTTGGGTTAGGAGTAAGCAACATAAACATTATAATGTCACTGTCATTTGTATTACCACTTGTTCTAGGAGGTATATCATTTGCATTGCGGATAGTTTATATAGAGTCTAAGTACGAAGTTGAAAAAGAAAATCAAAAATTAATGAGAGACATAAATTGATTAGAGCAATACTAGCATGCGACGACAACTGGGGGATTGGCAAAGACGGTGGTTTGCCGTGGCCACATAATCCTGCGGACTTAAAATGGTTCAAGGAATGCACAGTTGGTGCAGTGGTTGTAATGGGCAAGTCTACCTGGGACAGCTTACCGGTCAAGAGTCGGCCGTTGCCCAATCGCAACAACGTAGTAATCACCAGCAGTGTGATGGACAAAAATGGCCCGTATCATTATTTAACATTTGACGCTGCGACCAGTGGACTAATTGCAATGTCCAAATTACAACATGTGTGGGTCATCGGCGGCGCCCAATTAGTTAATGGATTACTTCCGATCATTAACGAGATATGGCTGAGTCGTATTGATGGCACATTTGACTGCGATGTTGCACTTCCGGCAGAATTAATCAAAGAAAAGTTTCTTCTGGACGCAACTACACCCGGCACAGATATCAATATTGAAAAATGGATCAGAGACAGTGACTAAAGCCGTGATAAAAAGCCACCGGTGGGATTATTACCTCTTCTAACTAATGAACAAAAATACAAAGCATTAAATTGCACAGATAATTTATATTTTGGCCCAGCCGAATATCTTATAAATAAATTATCTAAAGATACAGGAGACGAATAAGATGAAACATCTAGAAGAATTAGTAAGTGATAAAGAGCAGGTAATTGATGATAAAACTGCAACATTCCTTTCATTAAAGTATGGTGACGATTGGAGAGAAGAGTTAATTGATAACTATTACGTTGACGAAGGCATGCCAAGTAAGGCAAGAAGTATTGCCCTCGAAATTATTTTAAAACACGCAGGAGTTAAATAAGATGAAGCAATACCATGAAGCTCTAGAATTTATTCTAGCCAACGGCAAAGATCGCGACGACAGAACAGGTACAGGTACACGTGGAGTATTTGGATATCAAATGCGATTTGATTTACGCAAAGAATTTCCAGCAGTGACTACTAAGAAACTTGCATGGAAAAGTGTTGTTTCGGAATTGCTTTGGTTTTTAGAAGGCAGCACCGACGAACGTAGGCTTGCTGAAATACTATACGAAAAACCAAGAGAAGAACTAATAGGCAAGAATACCATATGGACTGCCAACGCAGACAAGCAGGCGCGAGACCTAGGATACAAGAACACCCCTACAGAGAAGGATCTAGGGCCCGTGTACGGCCATCAGTGGCGAACGTGGGATGCACAGCTAGGATACGTCGACCAGATAGCACAAGTGCTAGAAAGCTTGCACAATGATCCGTACAGCAGAAGACATATTGTAAATTCCTGGAATGTCGACCGTGTTCCTGTAATGGCGTTGCCGCCTTGTCATACCATGTTTCAATTTTATGTACAAGATGGAGAATTAAGTTGCCAATTGTATCAGCGTTCAGCAGATGCACCACTTGGGTTGCCATTTAATATTGCCAGTTACAGTTTGCTTACACATATGTTTGCACAACTCCTTGGGCTAAAGGTTGGTGAGTTTATTCATACCTCTGGAGATTTACATATCTATCAAAATCAAATGGAAGGAATAAAAGAACAACTTAAGAGAGATCCGTTACCAGGACCGACATTGGAAATGCCTGAGTTTTCAAATTTAGATGAGTTAATAAAAACAAAACCTAGTGATTATAAGTTGATAAATTATAATCACCATCCTGAAATTAAAATGCCGTTTGCTGTGTAATTTTTCTTGCTGTTCCTTTCAATAAGATAGATAAAGAAAGGAACAGCAATGCAAGGAATGTATTATATAGAAAATACTAAAACTCAGCGTAGATATTATGGAAGCTCGTTTAATATAGAAAAAAAAAAACTAACTCAACATTAACAAGATTTAAAAAAAGGAAAACATCATAATATACAACTACAAAGAACTTATAACAAGTATAGCAAATTTACACGCAACGATAAATCGTATAAGACAAGGAAAACTCCCAACAAGGGGAACTTTTAAAGGAGTAAGTATCTATGAAATATAACCCGATGCCTAGTATCAAAGCGCCAATGGCAGTATGACAGGCAAAGTATCAATCAAAAACAAATATGCATGGTTACCAAAAAAGCTTACCAGCAGCAAGTGGGTGTGGCGGCGTCGTTATATAAAAATTAAGATGACCATTGCTCCGATTGCGGGAACACCGCTTCATGTAGTAACGGTGGAATCATACACACCAAATGACTATATGCTGTTATCGCTCACACGAGATTTTAAAAGAGAAGCAGAAGAAGGTAACCGTGCGTACTATTACTAGTAGAGAAGAAGACAAAGCAGAGACCTGGAAAGCATTAAACAAGCTGCCAGTACAAGTACCAACAGATGCCGCTTTATTTTATTGTCCGTATATTCCGTTACAAATTGTCGGAGCCGTTCCTTCATCTACGACGCCCATAAAATTTAAAACACGGTATGAGATAACACAATGAGTAGAGAAGAAGATAAAGCAGAGACCTGGCGCATAATAAGTCAGCCGCAGGAACGTCCTAATATTAAAGTATTAAAACAACAAGTACATAGCAAGTCGCGGGAATTGAGCGCAACGTGGGCCGTTGAAATGGATGAAGAAATGGAGTCTTATTACGGAATAAATGTCAAGGAAGAACTGCAAAATGCTGTTATAAAGGAAATGGCCGATAGCATCGATCAAGAAATACTAAAATCATTAAAGGGGAAGTTTAAATGATGGGAGTTAATTCAGGATATACGCCAGGGCCTGCATTGCCAGAGCGTGCTATTCAGCAAAGATGGGCATGGCTTCCGCTCAAAAGCAACAGTGGTAAGTGGATTTGGAGAAGTTACTATGTACAGGTAAAAATTTACCAGGATGCTGATGGTAAGACACCGATAAAAGAAATTTACTGGAATTATATATTTACTGAAAATGAATATCTAGTATGGCTACTAAAGAATCCTGTGCCACTACCTCGAGGCAAGCTACAGAGTGTAGGAGTATAATTGCAAGTAAGCCAACTGCTAATGTGCCGCCAAAAGATCTTAGGCGGAGTTGGTTGATTAGCTAGGTCCCGTTGGGAACCTAGCATTTTTATTAATAGTCGCCGTATACCCGAAGGACTTCTTTAACAGCAGCATGTCTTTCGATGTCGCTGTGTTCAAACTCAACAACTGAAATATGAGTTGCATTAAATTCTTTCACTTGTTCAACAAAGTTAAGTAGTCCATTGTCTTTGAGCCTGTCTGCCTGTGCAAGGTCGCCGGTAACAGTCATCTTAGATCCTGTTCCGATACGTGTTAGCAACATCTTCATTTGATTAGGTGTTGCATTTTGCATTTCATCTGCAATAATATAGGCGTCTTTGAATGTTCTACCACGCATGTATGCAAGTGGAGAAATTTCAATCACGCCTTCTGCAATCATGTTTTCAATTTCATTAGCGTAGAAGTATTCTCTAAATACATCAAAAATAGGTCGTGTCCAAGGAGCCATCTTTTGCTCTAGTGTACCAGGCAGGAAGCCCAAATCTTCATCTGCGCTCACGGCTGGTCTTGTAACAACAATGCGATCAACATTCCCATCTAGAAAGCTTTTTACTGCCACCTGACACGCCAACATGGTTTTGCCGGTTCCTGCAGGACCTATTCCGAAGACTATGTCTTTCTGCTCGTCCGTTAGTTGTAACACGTAAGTTTCTTGATTTCTATTTCTTGGGATGATATCGACAGTTTTCTTCTTCTTTGGAAGAAAACTGTTAATTTTAACAACATTAGTGTTTGTGTTGTTGGTATTATTTTTCAAATAGTTCGATTGCTTTTTATTATTGTTAGCTCTAGCTTTACCCATTCAGTCCTCCTGTAGGCAGTTTGACAGAGTGATTGGTCCTTAACAGGACGTTATATTCCCTGCACTTATATTTATCCCCTAGTGTCGTGTTAAAACCACGCATTGAATACAAATGATAAATATAAGTAATACAATTTAGGAACTTTAATGAGCAACATTCTTGACGAATTAGATGTAATTAAAAACATCGAAGGTATGTACGAAAGCAATAGTGCGTTTGAAGTATTAAAAGACTTCGAACGTGTACTCGATGAACTCGACATTTACGTTTACAAAAATTGGCAAGACGGCGAACTTGCTGCTGGCCCAACAATTGATAGACATTGGATTTCAGCTAAATTTTTCTGGAAGAGAGATAAGATGCCAGACCCAATGGGCGGCAAGCGTCTTCTTGATTATGACTGTAAAGTGTCTTATGAAAAGTCGTACATTGCAAAACCAAGAAAAGTAAGAACTCAAGCCGACTTGCGGACTGGTACTAAAAAAGGAAAAATGGAAAAATCTCCTATATGGATTGTTGAAATTCGCATGCCCAAGAAATTGCTTGCTGACATGTATGCTGCTAACTTGGAAAACCTGGATGACATAACAGACGCCGATGTAGAAGAAGAACCGCAGAATGCACTACCGGACGAGATATCACCAGAGGCGGAAGATCAAGCAGCACCGGACGCTGCTGGCGACAACGGAGGTGCTTTGTAATGGGTCTTGGCGCACGTGATTTAAATGACATGGTTGAACAGGTTTTTGAAATTGATTCGTACAGTAGTAAAATGGGAAACGATTCATCCATTGTTGTTGTAAGTTTTACTGTAAGAGAAGAGGCACCCGCACAGGACCTTGTGGCATTTATCGAAAAGGGCTACGGCTTTGTACTAGATGCTGATTGTTCAAGTGGTGAACAAGACGACGGCATGTATCGAGTGTTTGTTGAAATTGAAAGAGATCCAGAAGTTGTTGAACAAATTATGGAATTAATGGATGGCGTTTCAAAACTTGCTGGAAGAAATGACTTTGAATTTCGGTATTACAAAGGTTTTGAAAGCAGACCTCTTACTGTAGAAGAATTAACAAATAGTATTCCTACTGACAAGACATCTTATGAATCTGTAGTAACTGAAACAAATATGAACAACTTTAAGAATTTCTTTAACCGAAGTTATTTAGACGAAGTAACGCTTACGCACGACCAAACACTTAGTATAAAAAAAGTGTTTTCTGACCCAGTTGTATTTAAAGTCAAAGGGTTTGGCGAGAGTGTACAGATAGATAATGCAATAAAGGAAAGAATAAACGTGGATGCATACGCCGAACTATTGTTTTTAACAAAATACATAGGCGATTATAATATAACAAAGTTTGGCGATCATACACTAACCTTTGAAAACAGCGGACACATGTTAGTCCTAGAAAGACTATAAACAAGGAATAGATAATGACATTTAAATTTAATTTTGAAGAGAATATGACCATCGAGCTACTACGAGGTAACAGCGAAGCAGACGATTGGCATGATGCAATGTACGAGGTCCTGCCACTTTGGGACATAGATACAGTTAATCGAGTCGCCGGATTTATATCACAATGCAGTCACGAATCAGGAAACTTTGCAAAGCTTTCTGAAAATATGAATTATAGCGCAGCTAGATTAAATGTAATATTTCCAAAGTATTTTAAAAGGGCAGGACGTGATGCAAACTCATACCACCGTCGCCCAAGAGCTATTGCAAACGTAGTTTATGCAAACAGAATGGGCAATGGCGATGCAGCAAGCAACGACGGATGGAACTTTAGAGGCGGTGGCTTATTACACCTTACTGGAAGAAACAACTATACTGCATTTGGCAAAGCTGTTAGAATGTCGCCAGAGCAGGCTGCTGTATATGTAAGAACCAAGAAAGGTGCAGTCGATAGTGCATGTTGGTTCTGGGAAGAAAACAATCTCAACAAGTTTTGCGACAGCGGCGATGTTAGACAATTGTCAAAAACCATTAACGGTGGGTGGAATGGGTTGGCTCACAGGATAGAGAACTGGGATCACGCTATTGCAGTCCTTGGTGGCGAAGTTAACGTACGATTTGAGACAGTGCGCATAGGAAGCAGAGGCCCAACTGTTCGGGCAATACAAGAAGAACTTGAAATTACAGCCGATGGAATATTTGGAGTCGGAACCGAAGCGCACCTAAGAGCATGGCAACAAAGTGCCGGACTAGTAGTTGACGGAATTGCTGGACCAAACACATTAAAAAAGCTACTAGGATAAACACATGAAAATAGCAGGTGTATTATTGATTGTTATTGCAGTACTGTGTGGAGGATTTTACTGGTATTATCAAAATTCACAGAGCAGAATCGAAGCTCTCAATGCCGATAATGCAACACTAACGATAGCAGTTGACTCAAACGAAGCTGCTATCGTTTCATTACAGCTGGACTACGAACTTGTTCAACAAGAGAGTCGCCGTGTAAATCGTGAGTTTGCAAATGTACGCAGACAAAACAATCTACTAGCCGAAAAACTAGGCGATTCTGATATTGGGTTCTTGGCTGCTAGCAAACCTGAATTAATCGAAAGACTAATCAACAGAGGAACAGAAAGTGCCGGACGATGTTTTGAAATACTGTCAGGTGCGCCTCTAACACAACAAGAAAGGAATGCAACCGATGCGACATCTTTTAATGCTGAGTGTCCTTGGCTTTGGACTAATGGCATGCAGCCCTGAGCAAGAAGTTCTAAAAATTTCAACTACTCCTGTTGCTAGGCCAACACTGTTACTGCCGCAAGCAGACGAAGTAGTGGCGCGGCCGGTAGAATGGATAGTTATTACGCCCGACAACTTTGAAGAAAAGATGTCAGAACTTGCTGCATCGGGGGAAGCAGTTGTGGTGTTCGGAGTTACCGGCACCGGCTACGAAAATTTAAGTTTGAACTTATCAGACATACGGGCATTAGTTGAACAACAACAACAAATTATTATAGCATACAATCGTTATTACAATCAATCAATCAGGGCACTAGACGGAGCAGTAATAATAGACTAATACCGGCATTTAGGAGGGTACCAATGCCAAGAGAATTTCCAGAAGACGTTGAACTTGTTTCTCGCAATAGGCGCAATCTTACAAACAAAGATGCCGCGCACAACCAAGTCTTGCCCAGTCGCACAATCGAGCTAGACTCAGAAGTTGATGCTACTGCAAAAGACTTCGGGCCAAATCCTTATAAAAAATGGATACACATGGCTAGAGCATTTGATGCCTGGCGGCCATTTCCAAGACTGTTTATTGGTATATACATCTACATATTGCATCGTTCTATTGAATGGTACTTGGCGTTGCCTGACCCAACCTTGGAACAAAGCGGTTTTATTTCTGTTATCGTAGGAGCAGGCGCTGCATGGTTTGGTCTCTATGTCGGATCCGGTAGGCACAACAGATAACCTTCAATAAGTATATGCATGAACCATTACAGCATATTAGGCGTTTCTAACACAGCGAGTCAGGATGACATTAAGGTAGCATATCGAAAGCTTGCCAAGCAACATCATCCTGACACTGGTGGCGACGAAACAAAATTCAAAGAAGTTAACGAAGCATACCAAACTTTAAAAGACGAAGACAAACGACGTGCGTACGATCAACCGGCACAAGAAATGAACATTGACCCGAACAACTTTGAGGATATGTTTTCATCATTCTTTAACCAGCGCACTGTACAACGACGCAACAGAGATATAAAGATCGCTATTAGTATCACGTTGGAAGAGGTTGCATCCGGCAAAGAAATAATAGCAAAATATGTATTAGCAACTGGCGAACATACAACTGCAACTATTAAGATACATCCTGGTGCCGAAAACGGCGAAGCAATTAGATACAAAGGGCTCGGAGACAATGCTGCTAGTCAATTGCCGCGCGGCGACTTGTTGGTATTCATAAATGTACTAAATCACGAAAAGTTTGACAGAGACAAAAATCACGTGTATACTACATATGAGATCAACGTACTTGACCTTATACTAGGCACAAAAATAAATATTCAAACATTATTAGGTCACAATATTGCAATTAATGTGCCTGCAGGCACACAACCCGGCACTATTATGAACGTAGCAGGGCACGGGTTACCTAACTTAAAGACCGGTGCCACTGGAAGTTTCTTTGTTGTGTTAAAAGGAAAAGTTCCAGTACTTCTCAAAGACGGCATTTTAACAAGGATCAAAGATATAAATGATGAAATTAATAACGGCGCCTAGTGTGTTGCTCGAGTCACCGGTGTTACCGTTTGACATAGAGAAAATGCATCCGGGGCCAATTGCACTAGACATGATAGACTTAATGAATGTACAAAGTGGGTTAGGGCTAAGTGCAAACCAGGTAGGGTTAAACGCACAAATATTTGTTATGAAAGCAATACTAAACAAAACTTATGGTTCGCCATTGGTGGTAATTAATCCAAACATAAAAAGTATAAGCAATGTAAGAGAAGAAGGCGTCGAAGGATGCCTTAGTCATCCAGGATTGTACTTAAAAGTCAAACGGCCAATAAGTGTTATAGTAGAATTTGAGACGTTGACAGACGACTCAAAGTCTGTTATAAATGTAGAGACCAAGTTTGATGACATTGATGCCAGAGTGTTCTTACACGAGTATGACCACTTACATGGCATCCAATTTATTAATAGAGTCAGTAAACTTAAACTATCAATGGCTGAAAAGCGTAGAACCAAGAAAGAGCATATATGATTGACCCAAGTGAAGCGTTAAAAGTAGTATTCGACACGGCAGTAAAAGATGCTGTAAATAATCAGCACGAATATGTGACGCTGGAGCATTTGCTTAGTGCAATGGTAGACGATCCAGAGTTTAAAGATGTTATTATAGGATTTGGTGCAGTTCCGGATCTCATGAAGATTAACTTAGACAACTATGTTAAGAACAAGTTAGCCGACATCAAAACAGATGAGGAAAATTACAAGCCTAAAAAAACACAAACTGTGGAGCGGGTATTAAATCGTGCATTTGCGCAGATACTGTTTCAAGGGCGCGACCAAATTGAAGTATGCGATGTGTTTATTAGTTTGTTAACCGAAAAGCGGTCGTATGCATACTTTGTTACACAGCAAGCAGACATCGACAAAGAAAAGTTTCTTGCGTATATTAGCGATGATGTCACTGAGGATGGCAGCGGCAAAGGCCCCGAGAATGCAGGGCCTGCTAACAAAGCGCTCAAGGCGTTTACATCAGACCTTAACCAAGAAGTAATTGATGGGAAAATTGATACCGTTATTGGTCGTACAGACGAAATTGAACAAGTTGCGCTAGCACTAGGGCGACGAAGTAAAAGTAACGTATTGCTAGTTGGCGATCCGGGCGTGGGTAAAACTGCTATTGCCGAAGGACTTGCATGGCGTATTCAAAACGGCGATGTTCCGAAGTTTTTGCTAGAGTACAAAGTGTTCAGCTTAGATATCGGTGCAATGCTTGCAGGATCCAAGTATCGAGGCGACTTTGAAGAACGCTTCAAGCTTGTGCTTTCTGCATTGCAGAAAAAAGGCAAAACTATTATGTTCATCGACGAAGCACACATGATTAGCGGTGCAGGCTCAGGTGGACAAAACAGTGCAAACGATCTTGCCAACATGCTTAAACCTGCACTTAGCAAAGGCAACATCAAGGTTGTTGCATCAACAACTTGGGAAGAGTATCGTAAGTACTTCGAAAAGGACCGTGCGCTAATGCGTCGCTTCCAGAGAGTAGGGGTCGAAGAACCGTCTGAGCAAATGTCGGTGGATATCCTTAGAGGTATCCGCAAGTACTACGAAGACTTCCATAATGTTACCATCACAGATGAAGCAATTGACGAGGCTGTAAAACTAAGTATCAAGTATCAGCCAGATAAGAAGCTTCCAGACAAAGCAATTGATCTAATTGACGTTGCTTGTTCTCGCTTTAAAGTAAATGAGCAAGAAAAAGACTGTGTGGTAAATGCAACAAATGTGCAGTTTGAACTTGCAAAGCTTGTTAACATCCCCGAAGACCGTATTGCTGAAAAAGAAACATCAAATCTTGTACACCTTGAGGGAAATCTCAAAGGCAGTGTATACGGACAGGATGAAGCAATCAACAACATTGTTGACAAGATTCTTGTCAACCAAGCCGGGCTAAAGCCAGACGACAAGCCAGTTGGCAGTTTTGTGTTTATGGGTCCTACAGGCACAGGCAAGACAGAGACTGCCAAGCAACTTGCACATCACCTTGGTGTAAAGCTTGTACGGTTTGACATGTCAGAATATCAAGAAAAGCACAGCCTTTCCAAGTTCATTGGATCTCCGCCGGGATACGTCGGATTTGATGACAATGCCGGACAACTAATTGTAAAGCTGCAAGAAAATCCCAACTGTGTGCTGTTGCTAGACGAGGTTGAAAAAGCGCATCCAGACGTAACATCTGTGTTGCTTCAGCTTATGGACAATGGCAAAGTAACAGGGTCCAACGGCAAAGAAGCAGATGCGCGCAACTGTGTGTTGATCCTTACTACCAACTTGGGCGCAAAAGATGCCGAGAAGAACAACATTGGCTTTGGAGACTCTATGGAAAGAGAGTACGATAGTAGCGAGATGGAGAAATTCTTTGCCCCTGAGTTCCGTAACAGACTTGACGCCACGATCACGTTTTCCAAACTAGGTAAACCGGTCATGTTAAAGATTGTTGGGAAATTCCTTGGCGAACTTAGAAAGCAAGTAGAAGCCAAGGGTATCAGCGTTACTGTTTCCAACGAAGCATTGGACTATCTTGTCGACAAGGGCTTTGATCCAAAGATGGGTGCAAGACCTTTGCAGCGTGTTATTGACAAGGACATCAAGCGTCCGTTGTCGAGAATGATGCTATTCGGCGAACTTAAGAACGGCGGAACTATTAATATTGGCGTTGCCGATAGCAAAATTGATATTAAGGTAACTGCACATGAGCAATCTGAAACTGCTGGAGTCTAAGAAGCTACACTATAAAAAGTATCTTTACAAACTAAAAGTTTCAAACCCTGTTTCACATATCTTTCGTACAGAACGACAACGTGGTGGAAACCTAGAGTTTGCAAGGACTCAGCTCGATGAATATTTTGAAAGATACAACGCAGGCCAGCGTATAATTGCTTGGCGCTTCAGGTCAGGTGACGATGTTGAGATTAGGTTAATCGAAGAGGCTGATTCAATATATCATATACTACACAGCGCATCAGGATACCTGATGCGCTGTGAGTTCCGCACTATGATAATTTACTCTAACGACAAGCAGATGTTACTTGATATAAGTAAAAAAATAACCAGTAATGAAGTAGAACTTTGGGAACCAGACAAGTCTGTTGTAAAGTTTCTAACAAACAACGCAGATATAATTATCGTTGACAAGCCTACTGAGTTTCCTTATAAAATAACACTCGGACGAGAACCGGGCTCGCCGTCGCTTGCTAGTTGGATTAAAAATAACACTGACAAAGTTAAGATAGGATCAATCTTGCTTGAAAATTTGCGTGTTGGTACATCATGGATACAAGGTCAATACTTTTTTGTCAAAGACGAAAACATTATCTTGTTACTCCAGTTAATGATTAGTAAAAATATAAGCAGAATAGATAAGTTGGTGTACAAAGGAGATATAGATAAATAGTTATATGTCGAATAGTAAAATCATATTATCTGGTCAATCATATTCTGGGGACGGAAGTCCCCAGAATGTCATCGGAGAACCATACAAAGGCGACGGCTTCTACGGAAGATCCGACGGAGTACATACTGTACAATACAGCGTAGTAGAACTGATAGGAACTGTTGTAATGCAAGCAACACTCGAAACTAATCCTTCAGAATCTGACTGGTTTTCAGTTGCTGAATCAACCCATGCTAGCTTATCCACTAATAGCAACGAAAGTAATGGGTCTTATATTAAGAACTTTACAGGGAACTATGTTTGGGTAAGAGCAATAATAAACAACTGGACCGACGGAACAGTATCAAGTGTACTACTAAATCATTGAGGCAAAAACATGGATAACTTTATAAGCATAATTTGGAAAGAGGGCAAGTTGGACGAAAGTGCAGTTGTTGAATCAATTATAAATTTGGCAAACATACCACTTACTGAAGACGAAATTGATTACAATCTTGAGGAAAGTATACACGGAGAAAATGTGTTGCGCATTGCAATAAGTGAAGCACTCGGTGACGAAGATAGTCACGCACTTGCAGAGTCAATTGCAGAAAAGGTATTCGACTCAGGGTTAACTAACTTTGACATAGAAATTAGTGCAAAGGAATAATTATGAAAATTAACGAAATCGAAGACATGTCTGATCTCGATCCCAATGCACCGCTGCCGTGGAACATGGCAGATGATCTAATTTCTTATATGAAAAACGAATCTGGGTTCTATAGAAAACACTTGTATCCACTATTACTAGATGTACAAGAAGTTGTAGCAGGCGGTGGCAAGTATAATAAAAAAAACTTTATTCCAATTATTGAAATTGCAATCAAGCAATATGTTAAAAAGTTTAATATTAATCGCAGACCCGAAACTGTAATGTCACCAGCAGACAAAATGGAATGTGTTAACAAACTTTTGGCCGACGAAGTTGAAAACTTACGAGCTGGAGAATATTAATGCATTTAAGAAGTCTGTTTGAAAATAGCAACAAAACTGCGGTTGTTGCGTTTGGTCGTATGAACCCTCCTACAATTGGCCACAAAAAACTGGCCGAAGCAATGTCAAACTTACCCGGTGACAGTTTTATGTTCTTGAGTCATACACAAAAAGGTAAAACTGATCCGTTGGATTTTGATACCAAGCTGAGTTTTGCAGAACAGTTTTTTCCCGAAGTTACAGTTGGCGATAGAAATGTTCGCACAATCATCGAAGCATTGAAGTCAGTTGAAGCACGTGGATACAGCAGTGTAATTTATGTTGCTGGGGAAGATCGCATTGACGAATTTGCCGAACTAATTCACAAATACAACGGAAGAGAATACAACTTTAGTAACATTCATATTGTAAGCGCAGGCGCACGAGACCCTGACGCACTCGATGCCGCAGGTATGAGTTCTAGCAAGCTGCGACAAGCTGCAACAGACGGCGACCTTAATGAGTTCAGTAAAGGAGTGCCAGTCGTTAGCAACGCGCTTACAGCAGCGATGTACGAAGCTGTGCGCGCAGGACTTAGCACAAAACAAAGTACAATTACAGAAGTATTCGACCGTCCATATAATTGGCAATGGACAAAAAATAGCAAGGATGCACTAACAGCACAATTTAATACCAAAGAGGCCGGTGCAGTTACAGTTGCAATTGCTGCAATGTCAAAAGATAGTCCTAACTTTGAACTATCTTTTCAAAAGGGCGGCAGTATAAAGCGTAGCGGAGATGGCGACGAGTTCGCCATCTTTTCTACAGTAATGAGTATTATTGGTGCTTTTCTAAAGACGCGACCAGACGCACAGAGCATGTCATTTGTAGCAAGGCGTGAAGGAGCAGCAGCAGAAGATCCTAAAATTAGAGACAGCAGAGCATCGCTGTACAAAAAAATAGTTCAGCGGTTTGCTACGCAGAATAACTTTGAATTTGTTTGGGACGAAGTTGGAAGAATGACAGAATTCTTGATACGTAAAAAAGAAACTATTGACGAAGACGCATCTGTGCCAGATCTGCCAGCAATGCAACAACAGCCTAAGAAACAACAACAAACCGACAATCCGCACGCACCTGTTACTCCTGCACTTCTAAAAAAGCTAGAACAGTATCTTGACAAGTTGTTTGCAAGACTAGGAATTGATGTCGAATTTACTAGACACTTCTTAGACAGAGTAAACGATCAACGAAATGTAACACAGATTACCATACAAGAATTAGTTATATTGTTTAGAGCAACTTATAGCAAACACGGTAAAGCAATTGCAAAAATGGGGCCAGACGCACAAGCTGTTATCAAAGACATGCAAACTGACATAAATCTTCCGTTTGTTTTGAATTGGGACAATAAAAACAGAAAACTAGATCTTGTTGCTAAGACGGTTATGCGCAAGAAAAATTTTAAGACACCGGATACGGAATTAAGAGTATGATGGATGTCGAGGATCTTAAAAGACTAGCGGGTATAACAGGACAGGATAGATATACCGAGATACAGTTTGAAGACCCACTTCGGGTTGCTGTCGACAACCGTGCAAGAGAAAAGAACGAAAACATTCACCCTGGAACCAAAGAGTGGATGGGTATGTGGTTTGGTAATGCTAATCCGTACAGTAATCCTGTACAATTTAGAGGCCGTGCACGGAAATGAACATCAGCGACTTGCTAAATGAAGATGGTAGGATAGTCAAGGGTGTTAATACTACTGTGGATGTCGGAACTAATCAAACCAAAATCGAAGCTGAAAAATTTAAAAACACAGTAACCATTGACGGATTCCCGCCTTTTTTGCGCAGCGATGGTAAAAAAGCTGTAGTCGAAAGAAGCATGATGGAACAAGCATGCATCGACGGCGGTCATGACATTAGCGACCTTTATTCTACAAAGCTGTTTGATTGGAATAAATACTAGTATGTTAATAAGAGAATTCAGTACAGCAGCCGGATTTGCTATATTCATAGCCAATGTCAAGGTGCGGCAAAAATATTACAGCCAGTGGATACCAGTACAGATTTCTGCAAGAAACATGAACGAAGCAAGGAAAGCACTGTTGGCGCAATACGGGCCCGATGCTGTTATTACCGGAATGAGGCAGTCAAAATGAAAATAGATGAAATCACATGCTGGAAGGGTTACCGCAAAGACGGAACTAAAAAAGGCAAAGGCGGCAAGCGCGTCAACAATTGTGTTAAAGAAGAGAACCTTGATGAGATTGCACCATTTGTAGTAGGTGGCGGAGCAATTGCAGCAAGATGGGTATTTGGTTTTGCAATCAAGCGCGGCGGTGTTCCGCTGATTAAATGGTTGGCAAAGAAAGCGTTCAAGTGGGGATTAATTAGTGCAGGAGCAATCAAAGCTGCTGAATGGTCCTGGGACAAAGTTACAGAACTAGTAGGTGAAGAGATTGCAGCTTGGCTTGTAGAAAATAGAGTAGAGCTAGCCGTAGTAGTGGTGTTAATTGTAGCAGCGGTTAAGTTGAAAAGTTATGTCGAAAACAAGACGTACAGTCGCGCCGACGCAACAGAGATGTTAGAAATGTACAAGCAAAAGGACGGTGACTATGCAAAAGACAGCGATCCAAAACCAACAAAAAAGAAACGCGGGCCGCACCCACTCGGCGGAAAATTAGTAGGATAAAAATGAAAATTAATGATATAGTTACAGAAACAGCAAGTGCTGGCGCGAGTAGTGCAGGCGGTATTGCATCTGTTGCAGGCAGCATGAACACAATGCAAAAGCGCAATGCAGACGGTACTGCAAAGAATGCACTAGACCAGGACAGCTTGTTTGGTCATGCGCCAAAGAAATCTAAAAAGAAGAAAGCGTAAAATAAAATGTTAAGAGCTAATAATAACACCCCTTCACCAGTTGTGCCCCAGATAGTCGAAAAGAAGAAATCAGAAGCAGACCTAATTAGAGAAATGGGCGATAGACTAGCTGCTATCAACAAAGAGTAATTCTATATTTTGTACTGCGTAAACAAAATGATAAATATATTAAAGTTTCCGGAGAAAACAATGACAATTAAAAAAACAAGCCGTGGTAATTCTAATGCAAAACATACCGGGTCAGCTTCGTCAACAGGCGTTGCAGAAACCACCAACGAAGGACTTGGTATGATTGCTGACGAAGCAGAGCGCGATCATGAAGTGCAAATGGCACGGGCGCAGTTGTATAAGATTGGAAAATATTCTATTCTGTTGAACAAGCTGTTGGCAAATATTACCGAAGAAGAAGGCCTCGAAGCATGGCAGCAATCCAAAATTACAATGGCAGCAGATTATATCGACAGTGTGTATCATGCACTCGAAACTGATCCAAAGGTAATGTCGCCTGCTCCTACTGCGCCGCAGCCGATGCCTCCTATTGCAACAGGCATGTCAGAATCTCAAATTAACAGTTACAAACAGAAATTAGCAAAGGCGCAACATACTGCCCACAAGAAGTTTATGGAAACACGTACTTCTTCAAAATGATTTTAGAAGATAGCGCCGAGGACCTGGTTTGGAAAACTATCGATGCCGACGACATATGGGTTCTTGACAAACTAATACTATCAAGAAAATTAGGGTATATATGTGGACCGGTTGGACTAGATGTCCCTGTGCCAGGTTACTATATAGTTAGACCGTGTGTGAATATGCTGGGCCTTGGACTAGGGGCGCAAAAGGTTTGGATAGACGATGACACCACAACATTGCCATTAGGATATTTTTGGTGCGAATGGTTCGAGGGCAAACACCTAAGTGTGGACTACAACAACGGATTGCAAAAGCTATGTGTAGAAGGTATCAAAGAAGAAGATACATTTACAAAGTGGTCTGAGTGGAAACGGGTTGATGATCAAGTGCAGTGTCCAATTATTCTTAATAGTATAATTCCACGATACAACTGGATTAACTGCGAATTCATTGATGGTAATCTCATCGAAGTACACTTACGACACAACGAAGACTTTGACGGTGACATACAACACTTTATTCCTGTGTGGCATGACGAAGACACAACTCCGCCGGCTGGATTTAAGTACCGTGACTACCCTGATTTACACGGGCGTATTGGTGCATTTATTAAATAAAAACATTGACAGAACCACGTTTATCTATTATAGTTAAGTAATTATAACGGAGATATTTAATGAGCGATAGAGTCTATGGACCCGAAGAAAAAGATAAACTAGAGCGACTAATCAAAGAGGGCGTTGGCGTCCTTCAGGAAGTAGAAGATCTAAACGGCGGATTGAAAGACACCGTTAAAGCAGTTGCAGAAGAACTTGATATCAAGGCAAGTCTTATCAATAAAGCAATTAGAGTAGCAAAGAATCGTGACTGGGACAAGCACCAGGATCAGTTTGAAGATCTCGAAGCAATACTTGCAATTACTGGTTACGACACAGATGCCTAAAGAAATTCCTGTACACAAGGACATTCTTGGTAATATAGTTGCGGTCGGTGACACTGTTGTTTATCCCGACCGCAACGCACTAAGTATTGCAGTAGTTGAAAAACTTAATCCAAAAATGATCAACGTAACAGCGATCGGTCGCACTTATCCTGACAGGAAGTATCCAAGTGATCTGCTGGTTGTAAATGATCCAAAAATTACATTATACATGTTAAAAAACAGTAAATAGTATACAGAATCGCTCACTATACGAGCAGGTTAATGGTATGCTGGCCAAAAGCAGCGTGGAGAAATAAATGTCATACGTCGATGCAATGTTCGACCGGAACGCTGATGTAATTAGAGTTGTTGAGAGAACAGACAATGGCAAACGCAAGTTTGTTGACTATCCTGTAAAGTACACATTTTACTACGAAGACCCTAAAGGAAAGTACAAAAGTATATTTGGAGATCCTTTAACTAAAATTGTTTGCAAGAGCACAAAAGACTATCGAAAAGAACTTGCAATAAATCGAGACAAGAAATTATTTGAGTCCGATATTAATCCCATATTCCAGTGTCTAAGCGAAAACTACGAGAATCAAGACGCCCCCAAGCTAAATGTGTGTTTCTTTGACATCGAAACTGACTTTGATCCCGAAAGAGGATTTGCTCCGCCGTCGGATCCGTTTATGGCAATTACAGCAATCACAGTATACCTACAATGGATAGATGCACTTATCACTGTAGCAATGCCGCCCAGAGGTCTTCCGTTGGATCAAGCAGAAGCAATGTGCAAAGAACGATGGGGCGATCAAGTGATGTTGTTTCCCAATGACAAAGAAGGTAACGGCGAACGAGAAATGCTAAAAGTATTCCTTGAACTAATTGAGGATGCTGATATTATCAGTGGCTGGAACAGTGAAGGATACGATGTTCCATATACCACAAACCGTATATCTAGAATACTAAGCAAGAACGATACTAGAAAGTTTTCATTGTGGGACCAACTCCCACGTAAGAGAGAATTTGAAAAGTATGGCAAGACTGCATCAACTTTTGATTATTCCGGCCGGGTACACCTTGACAGTCTTGAACTGTACAGAAAGTATACTTACGAAGAACGTCATACATACAGACTTGATGCAATCGGCGAAATGGAAATTGGCGAAAACAAAACAGTTTATGAAGGAACACTGGATCAGTTGTACAATAATGACTTTGAAAAGTTTATTGAATACAACAGACAGGATACTGCATTACTAGACAAGCTGGATAAGAAATTGAGATTTATTGATCTAGCCAATGAAATTGCGCACGATAATACTGTGTTACTGCAAACCACAATGGGGGCAGTTGCAGTTACCGAACAGGCAATTATCAATGAAGCTCACCAGCGCGGTATGCAGGTTCCAAACAGACGCAAGCACGAAGGCAATACACAAGCTGCCGGTGCATACGTTGCTTATCCTAAAAAAGGCTTGCATCGTTCTGTAGGATCAATGGACCTTAACTCGCTGTATCCAAGTGTAATTAGAGCACTTAACATGGCACCAGAAAGCATTATTGGACAGCTTCGCCCTATTAAGACAGACGAAATGGTTCACAATGCAATGACGTTGCAGAAAAAATCATTTGCTGCGGCATGGGAAGGTCATTTTGGTACATTGGAATATGCAGCCGTAATGGAAAAGCGTAGAGATGTTGACATTGCTATTGACTGGGAAGACGGCCGCAGTGATGTGTTGAGTGCTGCCGAAGTAAACAGTGTTATATTCGACAGCAACATGCCATGGATGATTAGTGCTAATGGAACAATATTTACTCACGAGTTCGAAGCTGTTATTCCCGGACTGTTAAAAAGGTGGTACTCAGAACGCAAGGAGCTTCAAGGTATGCTACAGCTATGGAAGGGACTTAATTCTGGCATTAATATTAATCCTACGTTAGCCGAAGATATTAAAAAGTATACAATAAATGATAAATAAACTATATATGGAGGTATATTGGATGAATTATCTATCATATCTAAGACCCGAGAGCAAAAATGAACTGTATCTTTTTAGATATTTAAAGTTTATTGAGCATTGTAAAACTCAGATAATTAAAAAAGACGTATACACCGAAAAGCATCACATACTTCCAAGGTCGTTATTCCCTAAACATATAAAAAATCAGAGGAATATAGTTTTGTTAACTGGGCGCCAACATTTTATTGCTCATTGGATGTTAGCAAAGTTTATAAGATCTCCAAAAATGTGGTTTTCTTTTAATCTAATGAAACGATGCGGGTATAATAGTGTATTGTATAATTACGGACGAAAAGAGATCGCGTTAGCAATTTCAAAGTCGAACAGCGGCAGGAAACGAAGTCCGGAACACTTGTTGGCATTAAAGAATTCTATCATAGGTAAATCGCCTGCACGAAATGTATATGATAATACAAATTTTTGGGCTGACAGAAACGATGTTCGATGGAAAACCGGAGAGATTGTGACTCAACGATCTGGTTACACGCATTCTGAAGAAACTAAAACTAAAATTAAAAATAAAAACAAAGGGACTAAATTTTATCAAGACGTTGACGGTAATGTAAGAATGTTACACCCTGAACAAGTATCTGCAGACTACGTTCCGTATATTAATCCTGCATGGTACGAGTCAACCGTATCGGATACTATTTGGTGCTATAATCCTGATACCAAAGAACAACTTCGAATAGACAATTCTGTAGCAATACCAACAGGCTTTATTAAAGGAAGAATTAATCATCAAGGATTTACTTATATTAATGATTGTCAGAAATCTAAATATATCGATATAGTTAAAAAAACATATGTATTCTTAGAAGAACATCGAGTAAATAAAAAGATTCACGTGTGTTATGACGGGCAATCACTTGATAAAGTCATTGTTCTGTTACATCAAAATAATATAATAGTAGGAAAAAAATATATTCTAAAATACCTGGAAGGAAATAATATATTTCTTTCATATAAGGAACTAAACACGGGTATTATAAAAGCCCCGCATTTTAATAATAACTTAAAAACACATGCCTTTAGAACAAAGTATAAAGAGGCAAACTTAACAAGTATCGGAATAAACTTGTATAAACTACTAGATTTTAAATTTAAAGAAGAATATAACTTAAAGGAGAATACTCAGTGATAGATATCAAAAAACTTAATCAACTAATTAGTAACGGCGATCCAAAAAAGATTGCGCTGTATCTTGATAACCATAATTTAAGAATCAAGGATAACAAGGTCATTTCTAATGACAAGGACTACATACTAGATCAAATAACATTTTGGGATAAACGCCAACTAGTCAAGAAGATTAACCTAAACTCGTAAAGTACTGCGACTTCCATTGGCGACAATGGTCGAATAATTCCTCTAATTGCTGGAAACTCCTATAAGGACAATCAGCAGCCAAGCCTAATGCGTTAGGAAGGTTCAACGACTAGTCGAAAGACGTACACTCAAGTGAGTGGAAACGGGGAACATCTGTGTTAACATAGATGGTGATATAGTCTGATCTGCATGGTAACATGCAGCGGCCGCAAGGCGGGTTGGAATTAACGACTCTAACTGAACATCAATGTGTACGGTGCTATTCTTAATCCAGGTTGTAGATTCTTTGACAAGCGTATTGGACAATCAACTACACTAACTGGTAGGCAGATTGTTAAGCATATGAGTGCAAAGGTCAACGAGATCATCACAGGCGATTATGATCATGTAGGTAAGTCTGTTATTTACGGTGACACTGATTCCTGTATAGCAGATTCGGTAATTGAGACTTCACTAGGGGATATGACCATCGAAAGCTTATTCAATAGACTGGAAATTAAAACTAAAAATGGAGACAAGGAATACGCACACGACGACAATGTAATGGTAATGTCATACGATAGAGAACGCAACGAACCATATATGGGTCATATTAATTATGTGTATCGCCACAAAGTCTCCAAGGACTTATACGAAATTGAGGATTCGGACGGCAATATAGTTACAGTAACCGAAGATCATTCAGTAATGGTCGAACGCAACGGTGAATTAATAGAAGTTAAGCCTCAGGAAATTGACGAAGGCGATATTATAATAACACTTAATATTCATCATACCTGAAAAATATAATTTAGATTTTATCATTAAACAATCAGGAGTAACAGCAAAAGAAGTATGGTCCAGAGATAAAATTAAATTAGAAGAAGCAAAAAAACGTGGATTCGATGTAATGGTAGTGTGGGATAGCCACTACACAGCAAATACTAAACTAGTAGAAC